TTTGTCCCGGCGGTTTCGGCCGGTTCGCCTGCCGTGTCGCTGACATAGACAATCGCGCCCGGCGTTGCGCCGGTAACGCATTCAACTTCACCCATGATGACGATGTCGATCTCGTCACCCACGGCCCCGCCCTGTACGGCCAGACCGGCATTCTTTACGACGGCCGTCGCAATGGCGGGATCCCAAAACCCGTCCGATTGCAGCGTTACCGCCTCGCCCGCCTCTACCGTTGCCCCGACCGTGCCTCGAATGATGACACACTGCCGAGTGACCGGTTTAATGGCGGCCGCGTCTGTGTTTCTCGCAATAGACATTTTCTACTCCGTATTTCCAATATAGCGCGGGCTAATATTGTAACGCGACAGAATGCGCGTCATATCCGCTTCCGTTGGCCCGTTGCCGTTGCCTCTCGCCCCGCCGTCGAGGTCGGGCGCGGTCGGTCGCGGCATGGCGGCCAGCAGCGTGTCGGCGTCGGCGGTCAATTCCTCAACCGTCGTGCCTTGCAATCGACCGGCCAGCGCCGCCGGTAGCCCCTTCTCGGTCGCTACCTGTTGACGCAGCAACGCCAGCTTTTGCGCGGCGATCTCGTCGGCTTGCTCGCGTAGCTGTTTCTCCAGCGTCGCGGCGCGGTTTTCGGCCGTCTCATAGAGTTCCTTGAACTTGCCTTGCTCGGCAAGCGCGGCCGTCTCAGCCGCCGCCTGCGTTTGTTTCAGGGCGTCAAGTTCCTCTCGGAGCGCCTTTACCTCAAGCCGCCGAGCCGCCGCTTCGGCGTTCGCTTTCTCTTTCGCGGCCCGCATTTTCTCAATGTCGTCACCAACGGGAGCATCTCGCTCATCTACCGTCTCGGTCAGTTGGGTTGTATCAGTCATGCCGCCATTGTACGAAATGCCGATAGTTAAAATCCATTTGGCGATGAGTAGCCCATAACAAAGTGCCCGGTGGTTAGCCGGGCACTTGCGCCTAACACAGAGCGAGCGCGGAAGAGGGGAGTTAGGGAGGTGTACGTCTGTCGAACAGATGGTCAGAAAGAGGAGCGCCCCAGCCCTGTGATTATGCCGTCTATATCCATCGTGCCCAGTTCCTCATCGCAGCGGCATGACACGTTGCACTCGCGCCGCCCGACGGGAATATAGGCAGGGTCATCCATTGCAAACCATCGGCCATGCAATTCGATACACGACCGGCAACTGTCGCCGCGATGCCGGTGCGACCGTACCATGAGCCGTTGCCCCGGCATGGCGTCGGCCGCGCCCGCGCGCTTCTGCGTGTGAAACGCATCGCGCCCGGCTTGCATATACATCTCGGCCCGACGCACGGCGCGGCCGTCCAGCGGTTGCTTGCCGCTCTCGATGTCGGCGGCGAACTGGCGCAGATACGCATACTGCCCGCGTATGATGTTCCCGGCGCGGCCACGCTCAACGGCAGTCATGTTCTCAACCCCGCCCGCAGCGGCGGCAACGGCGGCATAGTTGACATTCTTCACCGCCCGTGCCATTGCCGTTTGCCATTCAGGCAGCGCGATTTTGCCGTCTCGCAGTTGTTCGGTCAACGCCCGCGCCGATTCACGCCCGGCCTTGTCTACGAACCTGTCCAGTTCCCCACGCACGGCCGCGGCCGAAACGTAGCGCCCGGTTTTGGCGTCTCGATAGCGGTGTTGTTCGCCGCGTTGGGTCTGGATTGCCGTCCAGGTGTAATCAGGCATTTGCGTCTTCGTCTTCGTCGTCATCCGGCGGCGCTGCCGTCAATAGCGCCATGAGGCGCGAGCTGCCGTAGCGTCGCACGAACTCCAGCATGAGCGGCGTATCCTCGGTGACGTGAATTTCCGCCATACGGTCCAAATCCTCGTCTGTCCACTGAATCGCCTTGCCCCGTTTCCCCGGCGGTCGTGGCGTCATTGCGTCAAGCCCTCATCGCCGTAGGTATCAGTACGGGCAATGGCGGCCAGTTCAGCGGCCGAATACCCGGCCAGCGTGTAGGCCGCCGTCATTGACAAGCCATTGCTCAGATGGGACGCGGCGACGGCGGCGCGGCTTTTCTCCAGCGTCAGATAGTCCAGCTCCTCAAAACTGTCCCAGTTGGTCACAATGCCCGCCTCATCGAGCGCCGGGCGCGGCCCAAACGTGTTATGCAGTCGCACGGCGTAGCGCATCACGCGCCGCCATGACAGGCCGTAGGTTTTGGCACGGTCGGCTATTTTGGCGATTAGCCCGCGCTCCGACGCGACAATCGTATCGGCCGCGGCCACCGCCCGGCTATCCTGAAACATGGTCAACGGCACGCGCGACACCTGCGCGATGGTCATCGTCGCATGGCGCACCGCTTCGACCAGCAGCGACAGGTTGCCCGGCGGGATTGTCCCCCAGGCCGCCGCCGGATTCTGACTGTACCAGATAGCCCCCGCCGCGTTGACCATTTCCTCGCTGGGTACGTCGCCGGTCAACGTCACGAGTTGGAACCCCGTCCCGTCGGCCGCGGCTATCAGGTCAACCCAGAGTGAGGTCAGCACCCGTTGAAGCGGGATGATTGCCTCTAGTTCCGACGTGCCGTAATCGTCGCCATTGGGGTTTGTCGGAAAATGCACGACCGGCACGCCCAGCGGTTGCCCCGTCGCATCAACCCACGGGATAGGCCAGCGCTCGCCGTCATGGTATTCAGTCCATGCCCCCGCCCGGCCGGTGATGTATTTCTCAATGCGGTTGTCGAAGTAGAGATTCAGCCGTGACTTGCCCCGGTCGTCGCCTTCCTCAAGCCGCCACTTCTTGAATCCATACAACGGCACGCGCCGCTCGCTGGAATAGATAATCCCCGTTCCGTTGCTGCCGTCATAGGTCATCTCATGATGGAATTCAGGCATAGCGGCCGCGTCATCCCATTCGACAATCACATAGCTGTCGCCGTCACGCAATGCCGACAGATGAATATCGTCCTGGTACGCGCTCAAGTCACGCGCCGCCCACCACTTCGCCAGCTCCCTTTCCGTCGCCGGGCTGGTTGCCGTGAACCCCTGCACGCTCAGGCGTTCGGACACCGTATCCACCACTAGCGGACAGATGTTAGCCAACGAACGGATTTGCGCCGACGTGATACCGAGCCGCGTTTTCTGCCGCTTGCTCAGGCGGATGTCATGCTCGCCTTTGTAGAACTCTCGATACATCGCTACGTCGGCATAGCCCAGCCCGTCGCTCTGAATCAGCCATCGCTCAAATGTGTCTATCGGATTACGCATATTGAAATACTCCCGCTCCGCGTCTGTCTATCCCATGCCACGCCAACGCCAGCGCCATGACCGTATCATCGTGCATCCCACTCGGCGCGCCATAGCTCATGCCCGACGCCATGCGCTTGCCCTCATACGCCTGCAACTCCCCTATCTGGATCGGGTCGTTGAGTATCTGAATCGTGCCGTGCTCAAATGCCGCCTGTAGCGCCTGAATCAACGGCTGCTTGCTGCTCGCCGACGTATGGAACGGCACGATACTCAGTCCGCGGCCGCGCAAGTGGTCGATGACCGGCTGCCCTATCGAGTTGTCTTCGATGATCATCGTCTGGACATTCCAGCGGGCATAGGCGGCCGCGATGCGCTCCTCAAGCGCGATATACCCCACACGGTTGAACCGGTCGATATAGACCTGCTCTCGCGTCCGGCTGTCCAGTATCGAGATGACGGTATAGTCGGCCTCGTTCGCAATGTCCACACCGGCAATGTAGGACCTACCCGGTAATGGCGCGGCCGTCGGCGTGGCCGTGGCGCACTCCATGACGCGGTGGAACACGCCGCCTAAATCGTCATGGAATATTCCAAGTATTTCCTGTTCAAAAACTCGTGACGGCATTGACCGCCACATCTGGACTATCTCAGAGAACGGCACATCAGGATTTTCAAGTGGATGCGGTTCGTGTTCCAATTCACCGTCGGACATTTTGACGCCCCGCGTTGGTATTTGCCACGCCATGTAATCATCATGGTCTTGCGCCTTGCTGAATTCCTGGTGAAACCAGTTACGCCCCTTCGGAGTGCCTATACCCCACGCCCAGCCGCCGGTATCAATCAGCATCGGCCGCAATACCTCGATCCATGCGTCGCCCTTGATAAAAGCGGCCTCATCCATGACCACGCCATCGGCCGTGTAGCCGCGTACATTGTCAGGGTTGTCCAGACTGCGAAAGATGATAGTGCCGCCTGTCTGTGGCAATTCGGCGGTCATCCGGCTTAAGTTCATAATCCCCGCCGCGCCTAGCGCCCGCTTGACCTCATTCATACCGATACGGACTTGGTCATACGTCGGTGCGCCCCATATATACGTGCCACCCCGTAACGCCGCCTCTACAACAATCGACATGGCCAGCGTCGTTTTACGCCAGCGCCTCCCCGCCGATAGCCAGTTGAACCGCCGGGCATGGCTTAATACATGTCGCTGCCCGGCATGGGGGATGGGTAGCCTAATCCGGCTGTTTGCTTTCGTTGCGCCAATCATTAATGTATTCGACAACCACCGGCCCGCCGTCCGCACCGGTAACCTCTTGCCGTTCCCCCCACCCGCGCCGCTTGGCTTCCGGGCTGGCCTTCAGCGTCCAGATGACGGCCGTCATGTTGCGGTCGAGCACCTCGGCCCGTAGCGCCGATTCTGCCATGTCTACCAGCGATTCGCGCTCTTCTTGTAGCACCTCCTGGAGGCGCGGAGACTTAGCAATGCGCCGGTGAAGCGCCGTGCGGCCGACGCCCAGCCCCCGCGCCGCTGCCGACACGTTGCCCGCCGCCTTGCGGATAGCGTCCTCGACCTGCGCGGCCGTTGGCATGCGCTGCGGCTTTTTATTCTGTCTCACCTTGTCCGTCTTCGGCCCGGCCATGTTAGTCAATCAACTCCGGCTCAATCCCAAACGCATCCACATAACGCTGGAGCGCGACCGCGACGTAGCCCGGCGATAGCTCGACGGCGCGACATTGGCGGGATAGGTTCTCGGCCGCGATGATGGTTGTGCCGGAGCCGAGAAACATGTCATAGATAACCCCGCCTGCCCGGCTCGAATTGCCGACGAGCCTTTCCACTAAAGCCAATGGTTTCGTCGTGGGGTGCATGTCCGACACCTGCGGTTTAGGAAACTCCAAAACCGAGGTCTGGAAGTCGCCATAGAATTTGTGACCACCGGCTTTCCACGCATAGAGGATCGGCTCGTGCTTGTAGGCATAATCCACGCGGCCGAGGACGTGATTGTTCTTGAGCCAAATAAGCTCATGGCGCGGCTCAATCCCCGCGCCCATCATCATCATCATCATCATCATCATCTGGTCGCCGCCTTGCGGCATGAAGCAGTAAACGACCGCTCCGGGCTGCATGACGGCGGACATCCGCTCGAACGCATCCCGCCAGAGGGCCTGGGTTTCATCCTTGCCCATGTGGTCGTTAAAAATCGGTTCCTCAATGTGATTAGCCCGGCTAATCGCATTGAGGAACCGATTTTTATCTGCGTAGCTAACTCCATAGGGTGGATCGGTAACAACCAGATCCGCCCGCTCTTCCCCCATCACCCGCTCCACCACGGCCGCGTCTATACAATCGCCACAAATCAACCGATGCTCCTGCCCCGGCGTCCGCGACGGCAGCCGCCACAGTTGCCCCGGTTCCACGCCCCACTGTTGCCGTAATTCCCCAGCCCGGTCAATCTTCGGTTCGGCGTCGCTGTCCTCTTCCGACGCATACAACCCCACACCCTCAGCCAACTCCGCCAACATGGACGTTACCGCCGCCTCGCCACTCTGGACACTCGCCAGCAGCGCGTCCAGCGCCCCGGCGTCGGCGGTCGCCATTGCCGCGAGCGGGTCATGCGTCGCCAGCAGGTAGTCGGCCTCGGCGTCGTCAACGTCAAGAATAAGTACCGGCCATTTTTGCGGCGCGGCGTCCTTGCGTAAATGCCCGTCGATCACGACGAGCGCCCCGCCCTGCCGTTCGCTGCGGTATGCCAGTAGCGCCCCGGCTATCCCGACTTCCTTTAGCACGCCGAGCAGCGCGTCGGCCTGCGCCTTCGGATGTTCGCGCCAGTTGCCCGGATGCGCCACTAGGTCGCGTGTGTGGATGTATTCCAGCGCCTTGATTCTATTTCGTATTTCCATAGCTCTCTCTCTTCATTCTACCCAATTCCTGCCGTCTTTTTCCATTTGACCATTCAGCGCCGCTATCCGGCGGTCAAACAGTCTGACCGGCAAGGCCAGCAGGTTTAGATCATTGCGTCGCCGTCTCAACTCGGCCGCGTCATCGAATAGCGGATGAGCCGGATACATGCCGCGCGTCTCCAGGCCCAGCCGAACGACAAACATCTCAAAGCCCGTCGGCGTGCCGTGGAAAAACCATAGATACGCCTGCGCCCGCCAATATTGTTCGTTGGCGCTGCCACTGCCCGGCCGGCCGGTATAACCCGCGTCGAGGTCGTCAATCGCCGTCGCCACAATCGCGCCGATCAGCCGGTAGATGTCGGCCGACGGGTGAATGACGCGCTCCTCGGCGGTCAGCGGTTCCCCGTCGTCGTTGCGCGGGTTGCGCAGCCGCCAGGTGCGCGACGGGCGACTAGGGATAGGCGTCGCCATCGCCGATGTTGAACGGCAGATACACCGGCGCTGGGTACGGTTCCGGGTATGGGTCTGCACCCGGCGGCGGCGGATAGGGGTCAACCGGCCCAGGGTACGGCGCTACGGGCGTGCTCGTGTCCGGCGTGCCCTCTACCATCGGCGGCGTCGCCGTCGGCAGTTCCGGCGGTAATGCCCGCGCGTCAACTGTGGCCAGCGTCCAGACGACGAACGCCAGCAGCGCGGCGGCTATGGCCGTGATGACTACGTTTCGGATTGTCTCAATTTCTCGTTTCATGATTGCTCCATTTGCCGCCTAACGTAATCCGGGTCTACCCCAATCCACGCGCAATCTGCCGCGAAGCCGTCACCGGCGATATACGCCCGCGCCGCCCACGCCAGTTCCGGCGTGCTGCCCACGTCACACACCGCCCGCCGGATGATCGCCACCATGAGCCGCGCCGCCGGGTCAATGTCGGCCAGCTCATCGCGCCACTGCTCGCGGTTCAACCGCTGTGCGCCCCTCTGCCGTGCCTGTGTCCATCTGTCTGTCATGATTTGGTTCTCCTCAAAATGGCGGCCGTTCCATCGACAGGCCAAAGACGGCCACGGCGTCGGCAACGCTATCGACGCGATGCCAGTGGCCGGGAAACATCCCCGCCAGCTTTTTCTCGCTGTCGGTCAATGCCGCCCGCCGTGACGACTTAACCTCGAGCATAACCGGCGGCCCTGCTTGCCATGAGCAAAGCAGGTCACACCCTAGCCCGCTCATGGCGCTGGTATCGAGCACCGCCATGCCGGGGATTTTTCGCAAGGCGTCGCGTATCTCGGCGTGATTGTTATCGACTTTCGCGGCGTGCCTCATAATTCCCCTCCCTCGCGCATAAAATCGCTTACAGCGCCATTTAGCGGCCTCTCAGGGGCTTGTGGCGTGTATGCCGCCCTGTCGGTCAGCACCTGGTAGCGCGTGCCATAGCGCAGATAGGCGATCTCGGTCAATAGCGCGTTGACCGTCTCTCGCAACGTCGCGTTCTCGGTGCGTAGGTCGGCTATCGTGTCGGCCATCATAAGCCGCGCCGCCGTCGATGCCTCCAGCATCTCGGCTGTGTCGCTCAGGTCGGTTTGCAAGTCGTTATTTCGTGTATCCATTTATTTATTCTCTTTACTAC